ATATTGACATAGAGCGAATCTGTATCAATGGCAATAACATAGTCTTCATCACTCTCACATATCTTTGCCATTGCCTTGTTCATTGCGCGCTCAGCCCATAGAATACATAGCTTACCCGTAGAGGTAATCGCTTCGGCAATACGTTGATCGAAATACAAAAAATATTTGTTCCCTAGCGCACCATAAAGGGAGTTGAGAAGAATCTTAATAGACATTTGCTGATTTTCCAAATGCTCAATTTCTTTTTCTAACTCATATGAACTGCCGTCGGTCTGTTGTCGCTGCATAGCCTCCAACATATTATTTTTGACTACCTTACGCTCAGTATAGTAGTCTCTGACAATATGGGGCAAAACTCCGGTATTTGTTGTATTGAATACAATGCCATTAGCGCTAGTAGTCTCATTTGCGCTATGCTTGAAGGCGGCTATATTATTCAAGCAAGACTCTACGGTAATATCACTAGTGAACTTAGGGGAAATGGTTTCAGTTGACATATTCCATTGTACAAGAATATTAGGATAAAGCGAAGCAAGGTCAAATGATACAACCCAATCATACATTCCCGGTGTAGGCTCTTTCACATATGCACCGGGGTAGGGTAGCTTTTCTTTTTGTTTCTTGAGGGGTGGAACGATATTACGCCCCATCAAGTCACGATAGATAATGCTTTCCCAAATGCCTGTTGTGCCAAATGTATCACTAAAGTTACACCCTGCCTTATATGCCATAGTCATAGCAAGCAAAATAAGACCAAGCTTATCCTCAAGTCTATCAACAAGCTCAACATCTTTTATGTTATAGTCCACAAACTTTTGAAAGTCGTGTTTGTATAGAGCGTGTAGTGATCCATATTCCTCATATGAAAGTTTCTTTTCCCCAAGAACAACATACGCAATATGATCGAGTTTATATGACTCTTGCTTGCCATACGTATATGCGAATTTCTGGAACAGATCAAGGTAGTCCATCTGTTGAATGCCCGTGACCTCATAGGCAAGAAGCTCTTTACCGTCTTTGAATACGTTTCGTTCTCTAATGTTTTCCCAAGGCGAAAGTTTCTTGGCTTTATCGGAACCTAGAGTTTTGGTAATTCTATTCACAAGGTATGGAATATCAAAGAAAGTAGTATTCCAGCCAGTTACAATATCAGGACACGTAGACGGGTTAGACCAAAATGCCAGAAATGATAACAGAAGTTCTTGCTCATCTTGGCACTGGTAATATCGAATATTGTCTTGCTTGGGGATATACTCACCCATACCCCAAACGTGATAATAGTTATCAATATTATTTTTACACGTAATAGTAATGACAGGATGATTAGCGTCTTCTGGATGAGGAAAGCCTTCATCACTTGCTACTTCAATGTCTATAGTGGTAGTGTTGATAATATCGTTATTGAACTTTATTGTATTGGGGTATATGTCATAGATATATTGAGCAACGTGATTGCTATTACCAGCAACTTCAAAGTTATTTACTCGTTTATATTTCTCAATAAATGCTCTGGACTCTTTACCATCGGCAAAGGTCATAGGAGCAACATTCTGTCCATTTAGGGATTTCCAATTGGATTTTTCTTTGGTTGGCACATAGTACGTAGGTTTATACTTAACCCGCTCAGTGGTCCTTACACCGCCGTTATAGCCCCTTACAAGCATCGCATTGCCAAGTCTATTTACTGAAGTATAGAACTGCATATATTCCCTCATTCAATGGAGATTTCATTATATATTATCTATAGGGAGTTGTCAAGTAAAAAGGGGGAACCAGTCCCCCTTTTTTTAGTTATTGTTTATCGTGTGTTGAACAATGAAGAACTAGACATTCTTTGATGGGGTGCAAGTCCCCGATCTAACATACGCTGTCTATATTCACAGTCAACCGCATCTACTGAGTTAGCCAAATATTTTTCATCTTGAGGAAGTGAAAAATTCTTTAGCCATTTATCGAATGAGTTTAGCAATGACTTCATTGTACCCCTTCGACTTCAGTTGTTCATAAATTTCAGTTTGGGACATATTAGTATTGTATTCAGTTTTAATATACCCTGCCAGCTGAAAATTTGTTTTACTCATACGCCCAGAAATAAGGGCGTTATGCACTTTCTGTAAGAAGTTCACTTTTATTTGCCTCCGGAAGACGGTTGATAATATCAATTTTCCGTGGCTTCTTCTCTTCTGGCAACACTACCTCCAATTCAATTGCGAGGATTCCGTTCACAAGAGAAGCACCTACAACTTGTGTATATTCAGACAGTCTAAATGCTCTATCAAATTTACGAGTGGAAATGCCTTTATGTACAAACTCCAGATTGCGACTTTCGTGTTCACCTGTTACATGAAGGACTCCATCCTTTAGTTCGGCAGATAACTCATCTTCGGAAAACCCTGCACAGGCAATTTCAATCCGATAAGCGCCTTCGCTTGTTTGAATGATATTGTGTGGAGGATAATGGTCTGTTGCGTGCTTGGTCATATCTTCGAGTTCACGAAAAATATGGTCAAACCCTACAAAAGCAGACCGGGGGAAGCGAGCGTATTTATTGTTTGTCATCTGAATTCTCCTATTTTTTAGCAAGAAATTTGGACCCGAAAATCGGCATCCGGTTTTTATTTATAAAAGAGTATACTATGAATACTCTAATATGTCAATAGCAAAACTACATACGTGCTATGTTTTGCCGATGTTATATTTTGGGGATAAGTCCCAATCATTCTTTTCTTTGAATGGAAGGATTTTGATTTGTCGTAGTGGAGCGGTATCTTTGGCAAGCTGAATGTCCACGATAGATACAAGTCCCCAGTCTGACAAAAGAGTCGCAATGGTATTGCGACGTTGAATGTCGCTTTTTTCCAAGGTAGACTTATTTCCATCTAAGAGAAATAGCTCTTTGAAATGAGTGATAAAATATCTGCCTTGCTTATGTAGAATATGACAAGACTGATACAACTTCATATCTTTCTTTGAGGCAATTCCAATGCGTGTGAGTGTTTCTTTTACCTTGAGAAAATCATCAGGCTCATTTAAAGTAATTTCCAACATATCTGTAGGTGACCATTCAACATGGTTATTTTCTTGTTCTTCCACCTTTATCTACCTTCTTCTTTATTATATTTATTTGTTCAGGAGAAAGTAGCGAAAGAGCATAACGAGTTTTATCATTACTATACCCATAATATTCCTTCACCGCTTCAAAATCCTCATTAGATTCAGTCTTATTCCATTTGGAAAACCGCTTAGGGTTCTTCCTTATCATATTTATAAGGAAGTCATTTTGTAGTTTAGAATCTAAGTGATGGTAAATATTCATCTCATTAGCAATGAGAATGGTGTCAGGAAAATAGGAAAAGCTATGATTTATCATATATGGGACATACTTTTTTTCATCGAGGCTATCCCGTATAATATTCTGCTTATTGTTTATTGCCTTTAGAAATACAAATGGATTCATTATCAAATACTCGCTGTCTTAGGTCCGAAGATGAAAATCTATGGTCCCTCTTATTATAGTAAAGTTCAATACCTCTTTTAGCACATATTGCCCGTCCTGTAAACTTCCCATTTTTATATTCTTCCCCAAGAATACGAACATCAATGGGGAATATGTTGAGAACGTCTTCTAAGTCTTGCTCAGTTGAATATGGAATAATTTCATCCACAAACTCTAAAGCAGAAAGTTGTATATAGCGTTCAACCAAAGTTTGAATCGGGCTATTCTTTTCTGGTCTGTCAATGGACGGGTCTACCTGTAAGCCAACTAGCAAATGGTCACAGATAGTTTTTGCCTCCCGTAACATCATTACGTGTCCAGAATGTAAGAGATCAAAAGTAGATGCCGTGAAACCTGTTTTCATTTTACATCATCTAAATGACCAATAAATTGCTCTACCACATCTTTTGTTAGATTCTCGGTATTTACATTTTTATTGATATTCACATTACCATAGTAAAGTTGAGGAACTGTTTTATGCCCCTTGTCCAGAACGATAAAAGCTTTGGCGCTTTCATCTTCTTGAATGTTTACGGTGCTATATTCATATCCCCATTCACTGAGTTTATTCTTCATAAGGTCACACCAAGAACAGTCATTTTTGGTGTATACTACCAATGAGTTTTTCATTTCCATTCTACCTCTGCCATAAGTTCTGTAAGACAAGCAACCACATTTATTTCGTGGTCAGCAACAAAAGCATTTTTATATTGATAGTCAG